ATCACTAATAGTCCTAATATATTGTACCAGTTTAAAAACCAAATCCCCTTTGGTCTCGCCTGTTTTTCGACAGATGATCGCGAGCCATCACAGCAACAAGATTTCTCTTCCGGGGCGTCTATTCTATATATTCTGACTCAAGATGAAGTAACTTTGCTCACGGAGTTTTTCAGTGGACAAATTTAACCGTAAGTATTCTCTCTCAGTTCAAACGGCCAACAAAGATACGATCACAATTGAATTGCCTTTTACGATCGAATTCGACGTCACTCGAAATAATCTTACATCGGCGAATGTATGTTCGGTTAGGATTTATAACCTATCAGAACGTAACCGAGATTTAATTCGCAAAGATAGCTGGGATAAATGGGATATACGAAAAATCGTTTTAAAAGCCGGGTATAATTCTAATTTATCTATAATTTTCGCCGGTAACATTACGCAAGCTTGGTCTGTTCGTGAAGGCAATAATTTCATAACACAAATTGAGTCCTTCGGGGGAGGGGCGGCTTATACCAACGATTTAGTGAATCAAGCATTTCCGAAAAATACTGACCAAAAAACGGTATTGAAAACTCTCGCTGGTAATTTGGCCGATTCAGGTGTTGCTACGGGTGCTATTGGTGATTACGCCGGGAAACTTACTCGGGGGAACTCGTATAGCGGAAGCACTACCGAATTACTGGACGAGCTTTCAGGCCAAGGATTTTTCATAGATAACGAAGTAGCGCATATTTTAAACGACCACGAATACATAAGCGGGTCTCTCCAAACTATCGATAGCGCTTCCGGGCTTTTGGGGACACCGGTACGCGAAGAAACTTTCCTTTATTTTGATATGCTTTTTGAGCCGCGCCTATTAGTTGGGCAAGGTGTCGTGTTGAATTCCGGTACTGCTAAAAATTTCAATGGTTTTTATAAAATAAATTCAATCAAGCACAAAGGCATGATCTCCGAAGCCGTTTGTGGTGATGCCGTAACTACGGTAGGAATGATCGCGCCAATTAATCCAGTGGAGGTTAGATAGATGGCACTGCCAAATAATAACACCACGAGTGACCCCTCGTTACGTGATTTACTTTCGCTTCTTAAGCGAGACGTGATGGCGTCGACTAATTGTCACGCCATAGGAATCGTGCAAAGTTTTAACCCTACTACCCAAACTGCATCGATCACTCTTGCGTATAAAAAGACGGTTTTCAAGACAAGCCCGGTTAACGAAGTCCCGCAAGCAGTCTTAACCGATTACCCACCACTTACTGACGTACCCGTTATCTCTTTGGGTGGGGGTGCCGCTAGCCTCACGTTTCCAATTAAAAAAGGCGATGAATGCCTTTTGCTTTTTAACGATCGCGACTTAGACAACTGGTTTCAAGGCGGCCCACCTCAAGGTGTAGCTACGCGCCGCACGCATTCCTTTTCTGACGCTGTGGCTCTTGTTGGCCTTAGATCAGCCCCCAATGCACTAGCAAATTTTGACGCCGCAAGAGCGGTCCTTAGAAATGGCAATGCGATGGTGGGCGTGGGAACCGAACTTGTAAAAATTGCTAATGAAGTAACGACCCTTAAGACGATTATAAACGGACTCATCGATATAATCGCGGCCGCAACCGTTGCCGTACCTCCGGGTCCCGGTTCACCGACGCCGTTCCCCTTGGTGAATTCGGCGGCTTTGCTGGCCTATAAAACTACCGTCGGAGGATTACTCGAATGATTGTACGTGCATTAGACGGAACCGGTGACTGGCTTTTTGGCAAAGGTCAAAACGATTATAAATCGGGTAAGAATGCCATTTCCCAAAACATTCAAACCAGGCTTAATTCTTTTCTGGGCGATTGCTTTTTTGATTTATCGGCCGGGATTGATTGGTTTAATTTATTGGGTGCCAAAAATCAGTTAGCGATAAATATCGCAGTCAGCGCGGTAATTATTAACACGCCCAACGTCAAGAGCCTCCTTGAGCTTTCGTTGGTTTTAAGTCAAGCTAGATTAATTACGATTACGTATAGTGTGGATACCGTTTCGGGTGTGATCACTAATCAAATCGTATCTAGTGGTGGGAATACGAGCCGACTTGTGACCGAAAGCGGTCTGGTACTAGTAACCGAAGCCGGCGACCCGATCACTATTGAACCTTAAGGAGATGTGATGACAAAACGACTGTTTCTTTTACTCGGCCTTTTAACTACGAGTTTTGCTCTGGCCGATGTAAAAATTTCTGACCTAATACTTAATTCGGCTCCCGCGACGATTAATACGGCGGATTCTTTTCCGTATGTGAACACCACGAGTACTCCGCTCACCCAACGCTTTCGCATAAGCGATATTCCGGGTACTCCGGCTTTTGTGACAAAATTTAGTCTATATGCGCCTCTGTCTTCGCCCACTTTTACTGGCACCGTTACCGGAACTTTTTCCGGGAACCTTACCGGCAACGTAACCGGAAACACATCTGGCTCAGCGGGAAGCTTCACCGGCACTCTCGTCGGGGACGTTGGTGGTACTCAAAGTGCAACAGCTATTGGTGCCGGCAAAGTCACCAATGCGATGCTCGCAGGCTCAATCGCCGATTCCAATCTTTTAACCATTTCAACCACCGGTAAGGTTGCCAATTCAGCTACTACGGCAGCAAGTGCTAATACTGCGTCAGCGATTGTCGCGCGCGATGGCTCGGGAAATTTCTCGGCCGGAACTATTAGCGCAAACTTAAGCGGCGCCGTTACCGTTCCCGCAGCTACAGCCAGCACTTTTGCGTATCTCGACAGTGGTAAATCTATTGTTTCGCAGACTCCGACTCAAGCTACCGCTCTTTTAAATCCCTTCACTTCGAGTCTTCAAGGTCTAGCCCCCTCGTCCGGTGGCGGAACGAGCAATTTTCTCAGAGCTGACGGCACGTGGGCGGCCCCTCCGCTCAACGCGGGCACTGTCACGTCGGTTTCGGTTTCTACCGCTAATGGGGTTTCGGGATCAGTAGCCACGGCAACTTCAACACCCGCAATAACTCTTACTCTTGGTGCCATTACGCCGTCATCGGTGGCCGCGTCAGGTGCCGTAAGTGGCTCTAATCTTTCTGGCACCAACACCGGAGACCAAACTATCGCTTTAACGGGAGATGTGACCGGTTCAGGTACGGGAACTTTTGCCGCCTCCATTGGTGCAAATAAAGTCACTAATGCGCAATTAGCCACCATGGGGGCGCACACCTATAAAGGAAACAACACCGGTTCGACTGCAAATGCCGCGGACATTACCCCCACTCAACTCACAGCCGATTTGAATGCTTTTACCTCGTCCCTTCAAGGACTTACTCCGGCATCCGGTGGCGGCACAATTAATTTCCTGCGCGCCGACGGTAGCTGGACAACGCCCGGCGGAGGCGGCACGGTCACTTCAGTTGGATTGTCTGTTCCCGCCACGAGCATTTTTTCCGCAACCGGCTCACCCGTAACCGCGACAGGTACTTTGGGACTGACTACTACCGGGACATCGGGCGGCGTACCTTATTTTAGTTCAACTTCGGCTCTTTCAAGTTCGGCCGTATTAACTGCCAACGCTTTGGTCGTGGGCGGTGGTGTCGGTGTGGCCCCCGCGGTTCTTGGTTCGCTGGGAACTACTACCACAGTTCTTCATGGCAACGCCTCGGGTGCACCGACGTTCGGTGCCGCAAGTTTAACGGCTGACGTATCGGGCACTCTACCGATTGCAAATGGTGGAACTAACTCGACAGCTACGGCAACAGCTGGCGGCATTGGTTATGGCACGGGTACGGCGCATGCGTATTCTTCAGCTGGGACGGCTGGACAAATGGTGATCTCGGGCGGGACCGGCTCTCCTACTTTTAAAACTTTTACAGCGCCCACAGTTAGTCGCGTTACTGGAAGCGCTCATAGCGGGGGATTTAATCTAACTGGCTCGGGGACTTATACCACGCCTGCAAACGTACTTTATATTCGGGTGCGAATGGTTGGCGGCGGTGGTGGTGGCGCGGGCTCTGGAACTGCGGCAAGTACCGGACAAAATGGCGGCGCAGGCTCATCAACAACTTTCGGTCCAAACCTAACGGCAAGTGCCGGCAATGGGGGCGCGGGTGGCGGAACAAGTGGGGCTTCGGGAAATGCAAACACTGTTTCAGCTGGCCCTATTATTTTAGTAAATCAAGCCGGGAGCCAGGGCGGCGGCGCCAATTACCAAAACATTACAACGGTTGATACAGCTGGTGGCGCAGGCGGGTCGAGCGTATTCGGGGGCGGCGGTAGCTCAGGTTATAACCAAACTGGAGGCGCAGGGCTTGCCGACACTGGCTCTGGTGGCGGCGGCGGCGGTAACGGTGCCGCTTTAAATTCTTATTCTGGGCCAGGGGGAAGTTCTGGCGGTTATATCGAAGCAATTATCACACCAACGGCCGGACAAACTTTTTCTTATTCCGCAGCCGTAGCCGGGAACACCGGTGGCAGTACTGGAACTGGGGGCAATGCCGGTGGCGCTGGCGCTGGCGGACAAATCATCGTTGAAGAATATTACCAATAGGAGATGAAAATGAAAAAATTAATTATCGGTATTTTATTTCTTTCCGGGTGCATGAGCAAACCGATTTTAGTTCGCGATTGTCAGCCCGTCCAAGGTGACGGCGGAATGTTTGCTTGTAAAAAACTTTAGGAGATACGATGCCAAATTTAATTGATGCTACAGGGCTACAAACGGCAACACGGGCAGAGTTGATTGCGCAATATACGGCCGCGTTCCAAGCTATCTACGGTTCCGACATCAATTTGGATTCGGACTCACCGGACGGGCAAGCGATCAACCTCTTTATTCAATCCGTGCTCGACCTCGAAGATTTACTCACGCAAATCTATAACTCGTTTGACCCTGATAACGCTATTGGTGCAGTGCTTGACCAACGTGTGGCGATTAACGGGATTCAGCGCCAAGCCGGTACTTACACTATCACCAACGTCACTTTGGTGATTGCTCAAGCATTAAATCTTTATGGTCTCGATCAAGAGGGTCAAGAAATTTTCACGGTGGCGGATAACGCCGGAAACCATTGGCAGCTCATCGCAAGTCAAACCATAGCAACTCCCGGAACATATGTTTATGCGTTCAAGGCCGCAACTCCGGGTGCGAATCTTACTATCCCCAATACCATTACGGTGCCCGTGACCATTATTTTGGGCGTGACCTCGATTAATAACCCTACGACTTACACTACGCTTGGCATCAACGAGGAAACCGACGCGCAGCTTAAGATTCGACGCCAACAATCAGTTTCCCTTTCGTCACAAGGTTATCTTGCAAGTCTTCTTGCAGCTCTCGAAAATATCAATGGTATCACCTCGGCCTTTGTTTACGAAAATAATACCAACGCCACCAATGGTGATGGCGTACCCGGGCATTCAATTTGGGTGATTGTAGCCGGAACCGCCGCGGCAGCCGATATCGCCAATGCCATCTACACCAAACGTAACGCCGGGTGTGGTATGTACGGCGCAACTTCTTTCACAGTAACCCAAGTTGACGGGAGTTCCTTTGTCGTAAATTGGGACGTAGTGACCACTCAACCGCTATTCATTAAGTTTACGGCTACGTCACTTGACGGAATTAACGCGCCAAATATCGCGGCTATTCGCACTGGACTCGTCAATTCTTTCAAGCCCGGGGTAAACCAAGAAGTAAACGTGAACCAACTGGCAACGCTAGTTCAGGCCATTGACCCCAACACTTTGGTTACGAACGCTGGGTTTAGTTCTTCATCCGGTGGTACTTACACCAACACGCTCACGCCCACCGCTAAAAACAATCAATTCATCATTACTTCACCCGATATCATCATCACGCCCATAATTCTAAATCCGACCACCTCAACCGTTGGGGCCGGGCTTATGGAAACCTTCTCCGCTCTCGGAGGTTTTGGACCGTACACGTATTCGATTTTCGTAAATAATAGCGGCGGCTCAATTAACTCCTCTACTGGCGTTTACACCGCGGGAACTGCAGGATTTACCGATACGATAAAAGTCGTTGATACACTGGCTAATTCAGCCACGGCGTTGGTGACAACCGCATGACCAATAGCGATTTGATAAATTACTACGCGAATCTTTTGATTCTTCAGTATCGCGGTAAGCCCAACGCTTATGCCCATATTCAAGCGTTAGTAACTCCGGTAATCATGAGTCAATTACCCCTCGCAGTTCAAAATGCTTTCAGCATCGATACGGCAACGGGGGTGCAATTAGACACTATCGGAAAATACGTGGGAGTTACGCGAACTGGTTATGTCGGCGGCACAGCGATCACGTTAAGCGATTCAGATTTCACATCTCTTATTAAGCTCGCCATTTTTAGAAATAATTTTGGCAGTGCGCTAGCGGATATTCAAAATCTACTTCACGAATTTTTTCCAAATGAAATTTACGTTTTTGATTACAAAAACATGCGCATGAGTTACTTGATTAATTCAAGCGTGGGGAGTCAAAATCTAGTCAGACTTTTTATATCTGAAGGTCTGTTTCCAAAACCCATGGGCGTGCAACTCGCGCTCCCAATTTACGCCCCCGTGGTCAATACGTTCTTCGGATTTAGGACTTATTTGGCACCCGCCGCTAACGTGTCACCATTTAATACATATGTATCTTATAATATGAGTAGCCCGTGGGTGCGGTACTCAAATGCGATTTCAGCTTAAGGAGTTTTTATGGCTACAAAAATTGTTCGTAAGATCGCAAAAATATTCGGAAGTACCGCCGGCGCAACCGATATCGGTGAATTCGGTAGTTTAGCTGCGGGCACCCCGGTTTATTCAACGGACCCGACCGTTATTCAGTCCCTTTCCAATTGGTTACAAGGTTGGCTTGGTGCCGTTATCGGAGGCAATAGCCCAGCGATTGAAGACATGAACGCTTTTTGCTACGTCATGGCCTACCAAGTGGCCTATCTTATGCAAACCGGTATAGCTGAGTGGGACGCTACTACGAATTATTTTGTGGGCAGTATGGTTAATAATGGTTCAGGTATAATCTACGTCTCAATTACAAATTCAAATTTAAATAACGCTTTGACCGATGGTACGAATTGGCGCGTTCAAGGTGGCGCAAGTCCCACCAACGTTTCTACCACTTACACCGCGTTAATTTCTGATGAAATTATTCGCGGAGATACGACGAGCGCCGGTTTCACGATTACACTCCCGACTATTGCTACCTCGAAGGGTAAAAAGTTCATTATTAAAAACGTTGGCACTCACACCCTGACCATAAAGGGCAATGGCGCGGAACTGATTGATGGCGCTAATACGAATGCCGACATGGAAGCTTTTGGAAACTCAACGACGGTATTTAATAACGGCACGACTTGGGATATCTTGTAAGGAGACGCTATGAAAAAACTTAATTGGATTTTATTTTTTATTCTTATCACTGGAGTTTCGTATGCTAGTTACGTAATTCCGGATTTATCGGTTACGACTTCAAAACTTGCAGCCGGTGCTGTAACGCAGGCGAAGCTTGCAACGAAGACAGTTTCACGAGCTGGATTTTTTGCTTTTACTACTTCGTCCACCTCATATGTAGACGTTACTGGTAGTTCCGTCACTTTGACAACCACTGGACGACCTGTGATGATATCGGTTTGTACTTCAGTTACTAATTCTATAGCGAATAGTTTTGGAGTAAGTTGGGCTGGAACGACAGCAAATTCTAGATATACTGTGGGAGCTGATTATATTTTATTGATGGACGGGTCACAAGTCGGACCTGGTAATATATCTATGAACGTAGAAGCTTTTTCAAATTCTTCAACTGCATCTGCGAATGAATTTTTTCCGTCTAGCGGAGTTTGGTTCAATGCTCCATCCGCTGGAAGTCATACTTATAAATTACAGTTAGAACTGGATGCAACTTCTAACGTATCTACTCCATTAGCAAATATTAATGGCGACCTTTGCGTAGTAGAGCTGTAAAATGAAAAAGGAGGGTGTTCCTATGCTGCAGAAATTCACTGAAAACACTTTAGTTCCTGTTTCAATGGTTATCGCTCTAATCGGCGGTATCGGCTGGCTAACGATGGTTTACGCCAACGGGGTTTCAAATACTGAAAAAGTGGCCTCTCTTGAAACCAAAAGCGAAAAGGTAACTGAAAAATTAGACGACATTATTCAACGGTTAATCCGAATCGAAGAGAGTCGTAAAAAATGAATCTGGTCCGGCTTCAATCACAAATCATGAATCATGAAGGATTAAAGCTCAAACCGTATACCGACACCGCGGGTATTCTCACCATTGGTGTTGGCAGAAATTTGGCAGATAACGGTATTTCTCAAGCCGAAGCAATGCTACTTCTTTCCAATGACATCGCGAATATTGTAAACGACCTCGCTACTCAGAATTTTTGGAACAGAATTAAAGACGACGACGTGCGCGCCCGGGCTCTTGTTGACATGGCTTTTAATCTTGGGCTCCCTAAGCTCCTGACTTTCACACGCCTTATTACTGCACTCGAAGATGGGGAGTGGGAGGCGGCCGCGTACGAAATGGAAAATTCAAAATGGGCGAAACAAGTTGGCGAACGCGCCAACGATTTGGCGGCCATGATGCGAACCGGCGTTGACGTTATTTGACTTCGCCCCTACAATTTTAAGATCAAAGGGGAAAAATAATGAAAAAACTATTTGTCTTAATTTTAGGAATGTTTGCGTTTTCCGTTTTCGCTCAAGCTGTTGTTGCGCCCGTTGCGCCACAAGACTTTTTGTCTCAAGTTATCACCGCAGTTAAAGCCATGGGCGGTATGTCCACGATGCTGAAAATCAGTGCCGTGATTGTTCTCATCATCGCTTCCATGAAAGTCTCTATTATCAACCAATACGTGTGGTCCAAACTTGGAACTTACCAAATTTGGGTTGCGCCGGTTATGGGCCTCATTGCAGGGTTACTCAGTGTTGCCGGCGGCGGTCCAGTAACTTTGGGCAAACTTTTTGCCTACGTTGCAGCCGGCGGCGGTGCCGTATTTATGCACGAGATTCTCGACATGGTTAAAACCATCCCGGGTCTTGGTGCAATTTATGTAACTGTAATCAATCTTATCGAAACTTCGCTCGGTGGCCCCGCCGCGCAAGAAATTAAGTAAATCAATTTGCGCGAGACGCGGTTGGTACGGGGGCTAGCGCACTCCTACCCCACACGCCACCCGTCTCGCGCGAAGCATTTATGCTGATACTTTCTTGGAACCTCCACAAAATGGCTTTAGCTGCCAGCATTTTGGCAGCTCAAAAACCGGATGTCGCTTTATTCCAAGAATTTTGGCTTAGTGAAAATCCTACGCTAGCCGCTCCTTACAGCATGTTTCTAGCTCAGAGCTTCGATAAGCGCGGTTCGCCCACCGGTACGACCATTCACTCGGTTCTCCCGATTGAGCGCACCATGGTCGTTTTAAGCCCGCACGAAGAGATCCTAATCGGTGTCAAAAAGGCCACAGCTATTGGCACCGTTGATGGTGTTCAATTTGCATCGATGCACGGTTATAACGGGTGGCCTAGAAAAGACGTTGAGTACTTAATTGACCACGTGGGCGCGGTGCTTTCAGCCATGAACTCCCAGGGTCCGGCCGTATTCGCCGGAGATTTCAATAGCTGGACACCCGAGCATATCTCGGAAGTAAAACGGGTGTGCCATGAATTTGGCTTTGAATTCTTTAATTCGGTTCCTTACGATAGCAAGAAAACTTTCGATATGGTTTTCATTCGCGACTTAAAATGCTCCGATTTCAAAACAGGCCGCGGACTATCTGACCATCCGTGGATGAGTTTCGAATGCGAGAAATTATGAGTAGCATCGACATAACGGATTTGGTCGAGAACCTACGACAGACTTTCGTAACCGCCGCCCAAACATATATAATGGGGCTGATCTTAGCTGTGCCGGGCTTTGGGCCCGTAGCCGCTTGGTTCACCAAAGTGTTTCTCGGCCCCTTTTTGACTTGGGTCTTAAATAAGATTTCCACTTGGTCCGTCATGCAAGCTTTTTTCTTAAACACCTCTTTACGAAAATCAGGTCAAGCAGGAGACTATCTCAATGCAAAATTTTATAAAGAAAATCTTCCTGTCGACGCAACTAACGAAGTTTATGCCGAGGCCGAGCAAAAAGAAATTGCCGCTTTTAATGAGTTTGTTTGCGTTACTACTTAGCTGCGCTCCCCAACCCCCCGATGTGCCCGTTTGTGAAGCACTTGCACAACATTTGGCACAAGATTTAGGCTCGGGACATTTGGTTTTAAAACCGAGTCCTGCGTGTGTGGCCGCAATTAACGAACCCGAATGCGGACACTGTACCTATATCGTTTCAGGACACCAAGTGTATGTCGGCGAAGCGCAAGCATCTTGGCTCAACGGTAAGCCTTGGAGCGCGATTAAAGCTGAATCAGTATATGTGCCCTCGGTTGAATCGTACGCGCCACTTGCGACCTACATCATCAATGCATGCAAGCAAATGAACTGCAGTGATGCTGTCACCAAATTTAAAGTGAAAGTTGATTCGGTCAACCCAACAAAATAGCGTCATTGCGCATCTCAAAAATTCAGGCCACAATAAAGATGCATGGCAACACTGTACCGAAAGTCAGTCGAATGCGCCGTTTGCAATGGTCCCATCTCAGTGGACCGAAAACTCCCTTATTGTTCAGCTAAGTGCGAAAAGGAAATAACCGGATACGCACCGCAGACTCTACGTAAAAAAGAACGTGACAGTCTCTTTGGTCAGGTGCAAGCCACAACCGCTTGGCGTCCGTGTGACCTGGACGGTATTTTACAGATCACCGCTCCGCTAGTGGGCGTTATTTCCGATCTTCATGCGCCACTTCATTCGGGTCTTTGGCTCATGAAAGCAATCGAGACGTTCAAGCATTTTGGAGTCAAGCACATTTTGCTTAATGGTGACAACGTAGACGCTAACCAAATATCCCGCCACGCGGGTCAGTACTTTAACCGTCGGTCCAATCTTGAAGACGATCTAGATGCTTTTGAAGCGGTGCTCAAAATGCTCTGCGAACACTTCGACGCAATTTATATTGACGCCGGAAATCACGATATGCGTTTGGTCCACAAATTTGGTGGCGAAGTTTCGTATAAACGCATGATGCAGATGATCTACAGTGACCCCAAAATCAAAGTCACGAGCCGCTCTTTTTGCTTTGTAAACGATTCAGTTGAAGTTATTCACCCCCGTCAGTACTCTAAGATTCGTGGCAAACTTCCGTCTGATCTTGCTACCCGTTGGCAAAAAAGTATCCTAACTGGCCACCAGCACCACAGCGCCATGACCATTTCGCAATGTGGAAAATTCCAGGCTTGCGATGTCGGAACTTTGGCGGATGTAGAACTACAAGATTATATTCGAAACGAGCGCAACACGTACGCTGAACCCATGAACGGTTTTGCCATAATATTTGGCAACCGAATTCAGTGTTTTGATAAGTTCACGCTTTGGGAACTTTTTGGCCTTCCGCCCCTTTAGTTTTCTAAAAACACTGTTACCTTAAATAAATGCGCCCAGAAAAACAGAAACTAATCAAGCTGTGGTCTGACCACTTTGCCGCCAAAAATGCACTCAAAGGCCTAGCCATTGAAGAGGTGCATATTTCTGGCGCGACAATCATTGATGTTGTAGCGGGCGACCCGCTTGATCTTGGTGCTTTAGTTACCGGGGACGGTATTCCGCTGTTTTCTACCGTATCTATCGAAAGCATTAACCAAGACCAGATTGCCGATTGTTATTTTCTTTCCTTCTTAGGTGCTCTCGCGATGCGTGTCCCTGGTCAGGCACTTATTAAATCCAATGTCTATTACGACCCCTCCAATCCTAAACAGGTTTTAGTGCAGTACCAGCGCCAAGGGATTATTACGCGCGTTCACTGCGATTTAATGATCAGCCCTATCGAAAACCAAGTTAACCAGGCTTCGCCTGAACTTTGGGCAACGATCATGGAAAAAGCCTATGCTGCATTTCGCACCGTTACTGATACATTCCATAGTCTCGATTATGGTTCCAGTGTGGCGGTCGCTTCCGATCTTGGATGTGTCCCCGCGGGATATGTATACGGTGAGGGAGCTGCGGGCCTTGCCCAAGCAAAAGCACTCTTTGACAAAGGATTAGCCGTCACCATGTCCACTCCTCCGGGTGCTGGACGTAATCTTGTGAGCAATCACGTCTACACAGTCACGGGCTTTAACGCCGATGGCTCGATGAATATTCGCAACCCGTGGGGGCAAGGTTACAACCCAGTGCCTCCAATTACGGTTGTCGATAATGTCTATGCCAATATTTCCGGATTTTCTTATGGTACTATTCCAGTGGTGGCAACAATACCCGTACCAACACCTACTCCCGTTTCAACCATTGTCCTGACTCCGACCACTGCTCACACCTCTCCCGGCGGTAGCGTGCAATTTTCAGCAACCGGCGGACAAGCGCCCTACGTATTTTCAATTGCGTCAGGTCTTGGTTGGATTGATTCGAGGGCCGGAAACTTTGCCGCTTCGGGCGGTGCGGGAGTCTGCACGGTAAAAGTAACCGATGCCACGGGAGCAACCGCCACGGCAATTGTAACTTATGACGGGACTTTCGTTCCAACCCAACCCGTAACTCCTCCGGTAATTCCTCCGGTCACACCGACTCCCGTAACCTACACTCAGGCGCAATTAGATAAATCCGTCTCGGATGCAGTTTCAGCTTTGAAATTAAAAATAAGTAATCAACTTTTGGCAATTATTAACAGTTTAAATTAAGGAGAAAATCATGACCAAAGACGAATCAGTTCAAGCTCAAGTTGCAACCCTGGCCGCTGGCCAAGTATCGGCGTTAGGCCAATGCTTTGATGATGGCGTAGCTTTCCAAGTTGCTAACACGCCAGTACCCACCGTGGGTGGTCAGTTCACCCAAGCCGATATCGACGCTGCGGTAGCTGCTGCAAAAGCACAAGCTCAAATCGACCAAGATGCGGCCGTTGCTGTTGCTGTCGCCGCTGAAAAAGCTAAGATTGTTGGCGAAGCTCAGCCTTTGATCGACGAACTTAAATCTTAAGGATGAGTCGGCGGCCACGGCATAGGTTCAGTTGGTGTTTGGGGACACGGAACTTGAAATATGCCCGGCCCGCAAACCTGGGATGGTGCTTCGGGGTAGATAACTTCCGACACCATCTCGTTTTTTATTTTAATAGTGCAAAAAGTTCCAACTAAAATATCTTGATCAGCAATCGGAGTAACTTCCGATTTGGCTAAATCCATTTGACTTACGCGATCTTGAACAAAAAGCACCATAGTGCTCTTATTCATAAAGCCCAAGGATTCTTGGCCGTTCCAATTCTCTAACGTATGGCAGCTCTCAAGTGCGGGCTGTAATAAAGTCATGGCACTTAGGATCGGCAAAGATCCAGCAGGCGCTTTTCCACATGCAGATAATGTTAAGACTAAGAGTGCAGTTAAAATCTTCATCATTTAATTATACGACAACGATCATTGGAAATGGTAAACAATCGCACAACTAGCGGTATTTATTTGAGCGTAATCGGATTGTGGATGACAGCGTAAGCAAGCCGCCAACTGACCCAAATACCGCTAGCAATGAGCGGTAGGGCTATAGCAAAAAACAAGCTCAAAGCGACAATACTCGCGATGTCATCTACGGATAAATTCTTTTTCATGAATTTTTCCAGCCTTCCCAAATACCCGCCGACACCACATCGCGCGTTGCGTATTCAGTATTCCATTTTAAATCAAATTTCCCGCGGCGTTCGTAATCGTCAAGACCCGTTTCCGATGGGTGGGCGGTATCTTCGCGCCAATAAGAACACCGGGCTTTTCTCACATCTTCAGCGCAGTCGAGTCTAACTTTAAAAGCATCCGGGAATAAATCGAATTCGTTTTCAAAACGACAATCATCGATTACGGCCAATCCGGGGTTAGAATACGCCATTAAAAAATGGTCTATATTTCGTCTGCATGCTTTAGCCCACACATCGCGACTAATGCGATTGCGCCCATATTCTGTGCCTAAAACTTGTAAAAGCTCACCATCTTTCACCATGTCGTCGGGCCTAATGCCGAACTTCTTTAAAACTGGTAAACAGGCGTTGTGCATCTCATAAATCACATCGGCAAATTTAAAAAAGACGGGGGTAAAACCTTCAGCTCGCGCAAGATCAGCAACCCCTTTCGTGTTGGATGTCTTACCGCTACCTTGACGACCGCTAAGTATTAAGATTCGTTTCATTAAAAACTCCTTGTCATTAAATAAATGGCTAGAGCCATGAGAAGAAATCCGGCGAATTCTTTAAAGGTCATAAACCCGCCGCCTGGATTTGGGCCAACGCCGGTTTCAAAATAGACGTGTGCCCATAGTCATACATCGGTGTTTCAAACGCACCCGTAACCCGGGCCGAGATTGGAAAACTGTGTGTATAAAATGTTTTACACGAAGTGACATTGAGTGAAAGTTTAAATTTCCACATACCTAACCAATAAAATGGATTTAAGAACCAGTTATGAAGCACGGGTTCAATTAAAAGTAGCTGTACTTTATGCGGGACATTAGCTGCGTAATCAATGCAGTCAGCCGCGCCGTAGCTATGCCCCACAAGTAAATCGTATTTTTTCGTTGTAGGAACGATATCTAGAGCTGCGTACATATCGACAGTGTGGCCTAGGCCTTGACACCAAACGGCGAATGCGGCAAGCCCATTTCCACTTGCAGGAGCGCCTAAACCAAAAACTACGGCAATATTCATACAATTGTCTCCTTTATATTTTATGAGCCGTTCTGGTAGCGTCCCCTTATCCAATTGGGGGAGGGGCATTTAATTGGATAATCCTAGAACAAATCAGAACGGCTCTCAAAATCGGGGAGCTTGTGCTCCCCTTGAGATTACAAGCCCAATGTTGATTCGGCTTTGGTTTTTCGGGTGCGTTTTGCCGGCGTGGTTGTCGCATTTTTGGTGTTACGTTTAGCTTTGCGTATAGCCATCGGACGGTAAGCGTTGGTGATATGCGATTCATTAATGAACGTGCCGTCATCAACTTTGTAGTCGATCCCATCGGCTGAAACCATAACGCCGGTAATCGTATTATAGTGGGTAGTATCTTCATCCGTATTGAACGAAACAAGCGTACCTAATTTATATTTTGTTTTCATTTTCTTCACTCCTTTTTATTTTACTTTCGATAACGAAGCCCAGACCAGGCGTCAACCTTGATCGGGCAAGAAACGCCCCACGGCGCTTTTTCTTCCATAAGTTTGGTGAACTCTTCGACTGAACCTTCCCCGATTTTTCTCTCGCACAACAACTCATCGTGCACTGAGAGCAACACTTCGTAACCGGCGGCCTCAAGTCTAAGCAATGCTTCGGCCATAAAATCACGAGCCACAGCTTGAACAATATTCTCGACTAAACGGCCGCCGTAAGTGCCGGTGCATTCCCATTGGCGCGTAAGTGAGTTTTGGTTCCAGTGGTAAAGGCATGGCCGTTTCTCGCCCCAAGGCGTAGCCTTGGATCTAATTTCAGGTTTGTAGTATGCGAGCTTGCGTTTTGAAGGCAGCTCGCACCAAAGAAAATCATTACGAGCAAACCAGCGGACATTAGAGAAAGTGTTTTTGTAAACTGTTTTATTTGGCGCGGTCCTTACTGCACCAATGGCGACGGTTTCCACTTCGTTCCATAGAAGCGGTACGGCCTCATGCATCTCGCGGTAAGCTTTTACCGCCCTTTGGGCCAACTCTTCACTCACTGGGTTTCCAAACGTTTCGCACGTCTCTCCAAATTTCTTTGGGCCCATGTTATAACCGCAGCCCAAAACTGCGCGCTTTCCAACTTCACGTTCTGGTTTGGTAATGTCGGCTAATTTCTTACCATAAATTTTCACGGCCATTTCTTTGTAAAGGTCGCGTCCTTCCACATAAGCGGCCAATCCGTCTTTATGACCCGCTAACCAAAATAAAACGCGCGCTTCAATTGAACTATAATCACCGCAGAAAAGCTCTTTGCCTTCAGACGGGATAATGCACCCTCTTAGGTTAGAGGAGAAAACTTCCATGGGATTTCCGTAAAGGAGCCTTATGGTTTCCAGGTCTTCAGTTTTAACAACTTCGCTGGACTGTGCACTATTACGAATGGTTCCTCTCGGGAAGTTTTGAGGTTGAATTCCACGGCCTGACCACCGGCCAGTCGATGCACCATGATAGAGCAGGGTATCCCGGACGCGGCCGTCGGCCCTAGATCTTTCTTCAAACGCTTCGTATTTTGCCGTCGAGGTTTTCGAAATGCTTTGTCTGATTTCAAGAAGTCTCCTATCAAGTGCACCGCCTTCACCATTTGCTAAAGTATCTGCCACCGTTTTAGCTTTTAAATCGGGCACAAGGCCATCTAAAATCTTAAGCATAGCTACATTTTGCGTGGTCGAAAACAATTGACCGCCGGTGATCTTGACCGTCTCAGCGTTGAGAACTTTAGTTTCTTGTTCGATGAGCACTAGGGTTTTCTCCACTAGCTCACGGTCAACGCGCGCGCCGCGCAAATTAATTTGCTGATCTAGTAACCAAACTTTGCGCTCAGTTTCATTCAGTTCATAGGTCTTAAGAAACAAATGCGTTTCGGCTTCGATATCGGTTTTGCAGTACTCTATAATTCTTTTTAAATCCGAAACTTTCGAATGCCATTTATCCGGATTTGATTTGGTAGGTTTGCGCGGTTTGCAGTACTTGAGAATTAAGCGGCGCCCTTCCATATCTTTTTGCACGGGAAGACCAAGAGCCGCGCACGCGCCCTCTAAATCGCGGGGCAGAGCTAGGCTCGCGGCTTGAGCCGCGGTACACATCCAACGATTTGGGTTGAGCCACGGTGTCCAGGGGTAACCTCGAAATAAAACATTCTGAGTAATTACTTGTTCAAAAAGCGCGTTATGCGCGACAAGCCTTAAACTTTCATCCATTAACCATGCGCGAAGACTTACGCGGTTACTATCTTTTGTGGCAGGTGACCAGGTATGAATTGGCGCGGTTAATAATTCTTCTTTGGTGCCAACACGCCAAGCCGCGCAAATGATTTGCGTGGATGGGTGCACAGAATACTCCCACGCTCCCGCGCGTTTTAAATCGCATTCGGAACGCGTTTCAAAATCCACGATCAGATAACGCTGTCCGCTCATTCGCGCGTCCTTAAATAGAACCAAAGACAGATGACAAAAATTATTAAGAGTTCGCCGTGGGTCATTCCCCGCCTCCCTCGCGCCAGGCTTTCAATGCATCCCTCGCCAAAGGATTATGGTCAAACTGTTCCAGCACACGTACAAGCATCGACGCCTTTCTCAGTTGAGCCACTAACCTCAAAATAGTTTGGGGATTGGCGGCGCAAATATAAGCAGCATCTTTTGGCTCTTCTTCGTTGATGTCGGGCGAATAGTTGAATTTAGGACCAATGAGTTCGTGTTGCCCCAAACGCATTCCATCGTACCAAGTGTTGCGGATGCAGGTCCAAAGTCCAGGCGTCGCAGCCCTGCACAATGCCTCTAATTTATCTAGCTCCTCAGAATTCATTTGGACTCCTTTGGTACGAGATTGCCAACACCGTTAGTTTCCATCGAACCTTTAGGATAGAATGTGCGTTCAAATCTTCCGTGCCATTTGCCCATTTTTGGTATTTTAGTTCCATCTTTATAATGAGTAGGGCCACAGACAGAACACAATTTCTTACCGTAATATTTTTCATCAACTAAATTCATGGTTCGGCAATGATACCAACCTAGAGCCGTATTCTCAGCGCATCCGCATTCTTCGCATTGAAAGACACTCATCATCTTCCCCTGTTCACTCTACTGTTATTTTGGAGGGCGGATTGGGTGGTCATAATACGTACCCGCTTTTTTGAAGACTATCGTAGGTCCAAAGCTTTAATAACGACTGCACCGAAATGCCTCGGTGCTGAGCCGCCTTGATAAGAGCAGCCACGACAATAGGCGGGAATTCAACTGAGGTTCTTTTGGGTTTCGTAGTCCTAATCATCCCTCTTCTCCCACGCGTCCACAGCGTTGTTTAAGCCCCTCGACAAATAAACGGAATTCGTCGCGTTGCCATTCCGGTATTTCTTCCCATGTTGCATCTGGATCTCCAGACATTGCGTGCATGTGGTACCAACCCGCTTTGGCTAACTCCTCATCTGCTGGCCAATGCACAGATTCTACTAGAAGTTGCTGCGCGGATTTACTAGAAGTTAATGCATCCAGAGCTTCTGAAAGCCCGCAAGCTTTGTCTAGAGCTTCTAGATGCTCATTTAATGGGAAATCTCCATCGCAATCGAAATGAAATCGGGCTGCTTTATAAAGAATCTCTCGGGCCTTTTCGAGGTTGGTCATAACTCTCCTAAAATCTCGCGGCCCCAAAACACGGGACGATTAACCGCAGAAACAATAGCCCAATAGCGATAGTTTTCATCGTACGGCGCATAGTATTCGACCTTAAAGAAAACAAATTTGTCCATCGTGCAAGTGGCACAAGTTGAATGCACCATAGACCAAACTTCGAGGGTTCCATCGGGAGCTAAACACACTATAGGTTTCATTTTACGGCTTCTGCAATCTTAAGCGCTTTCTCAATTCGAATTAAAACGTAACTTGCACGCGGACGCTCTTTAAACATTTCTTTTCTGGAAAGATCAATGAGTGCCTTAACTCGATCAAGCTGCATTCGTATGGTTTCAATTTGTGCGTTATTATTTTTCAATTTAACCCCCGGAAATGTTCTTGTACTTTGGTTTCAAAAACTTCGGCGGCTTGCGCGCCGTGCTTTACTAGACACGCCATACACCAGACATAAAATATTTTCTGAAGGCCAGTAACCGGTTGTGGTTCCTTTGGTTGATAACAGGCAACCCCGTCACTTTTTAAATTACACAGAATACAGTTGTGTGATTTAAGTCTGTCGGCCGCTTCTTGAACCTCTTCCATTGTAGGTGGTTCGAAAATAGTTGTGGTCATTTGTGACCTGATTTCCAAGAGAGTAGATTTAAATCAGTTCTTTCGCTAGCCGATTCGAATTCACTCTCATGACTAAGTTTTGAAAAACCTTCTCGGCGCAGATGTGCGATAAGTTTGCGCGCAATGAGAATTTCATTAATCATGGCACTTAAAGATTGAATGTGGATTTCGGCGTTAATATCGTAACGTAAATCTAAAGCCGCAATAGACTCTATGTGCCCTAAATTGCAATTCATACCCCTCTCCCCTCTAAGACAAATTGTGCGGCGGCTTTCATCTGTCTTTAACCGTTAATCGCAACCGGACCGCCGCACAAATTTTAATTACAAAAGCAAATCGTCATCTAAAGCATTTTGGTCAAGATCATCCGTATCAATCGCCGTAAATTCATCGGCCGCGTCTTTGCGACCGGAAAACTTAGGACCATCGTCAAGCTTTTGAATATTGATAAGACCAAAAGAAACGCCCGAATTGCCCATCTTGTCGTAAGCAAAAGCCCTAATCGATGCACGCGCGTAGCAACCGGCGTAGAAATCGCCTCGGTTAAGAATCGGGCGCGTGGCCTGATCTACGATTTGTGGCGGGCTATCCTCATTAGCTGAAGCGGCCACTACGATAGTGCCAGCGTAACCAATTTTGTCTTGGCTCTCATCGCCGTCTTTAAACGGGCTACGAAACTTTTTTGGCCATTTAGATTTATCAGCGCCCCACTCGTCAATTGCGGCATTGGTGAACGCTTTCTTAAGCGCGCTCAAATCCTCTTTTTTATCAAATAGCATAGTGATGGAGAATTTTTTCTTTTGCCCTTCAAAGCGGGTGTTGGCTTCCCACACTTGGGGATAACTAACTCTGAAACGGGGGGTTACACAATATTTTGGATCGGTGCTCATGTCTTTTTCTTTCCTTTTTTCGTGATGTTTTTTGATTTCCAAGCTGATTCAGACTGAACCGGCTCGGCAAAATCTATCTGAACTTGAGAGGTCGACGGACGTTTATCGGTATCTTTCACCATAGTGAGGCCAGAGGAAACGGAGGTCGAATTCTCTTTTACGAATTCGGCCGCAGCTTCGCCTAATTTTTCAAATTGCGCAGGAGATTTTAGCTCGGGTTCAGTTAGGCATTTCGGACCAAAACGCTCAATTGCTTCAGCGTTTAAAACTTCCCCCGGTTTTAACCATTTTCGCGTCCCGCGCTTTTCAACCAGTTTGTATCCTCGTATAGGTTTACCCGCACTTAATTGATTAAACGCGTATTCCTTCACGGCTTCAATCCAAGTTTCAACTCGCGGTATTGCGTCCAGAATAGCGGGAACACTCTCTAAAATTAAATCACCTACATCGGGCACTTTGACTTCTAAAGCCCCCGGGGGTTCGGCCCTAAATTCCAACTTAGCTTGAGCTAAAGCTTTGTTCGAAATTTCCGGACAAATCACTTTAGCCGGGCAAAACTTACAATGTTCGCCCGCTAATAAATATGGATCGGGCGCTTCACAGTCTCGGATACCGCGTTTAAATTTCTCGGCCCACGTTTTTAAATCGCTAATGCTCATCGTCCATTCGGACCATTTGCCGCCTTCAACCCGCGGTTGAATAATGACGAGCCGAACCTTGGCGAAATTGTAATGGTGAAGATGAGCCAACCCTAATGCGTAGTAAATGAGCTGCGAATTGTTCTCGGGGCTTACCGCGTGACCAGCGCCGTATTTAAAATCAATAACCGTTAGCTCGTCAAACTCACGCACGACAGCGGCATCAACGGTACCGAAAGCGCCCGGGTGAACAAAGCTCAAATCCACTTTGGTTTCACAATGCATGAAGTCCGCACCAATTGCGGCGGTTAAAATCAAATCCGCAGCCGTGGCCGCGTGGTCGAGCATCTCGCTACCATATTTAGCCTCAAGCTCTTTTAGCGTCCGAATCGGCGAGCCTGTTTTTAGTATTTTATCAAGGCATTCATGCGCGCGCGTCCCCTCTTCTGCATAGGGGCTTGAGCGCGGAGGTGGCGCCTTCATAGAGAGCTTGATTGACCCTGGGCATGCAAGCCACCTAGAACTTCCACTAGCGGAATATTTGGCATGAGCTGTGGTCATTTTTTCTCAACATCCAAAAATTGTTGACCCTCTTCGAATTTACCGAAGTGGTTCACAACGTCAAGTTGCAGTTTATATGAACGCATGATGCCGTTGCACCCACGGGTAATTGAATCGGCGACTTTCGGATCAATTTTACCGGTTTTCATAAGTTGGATTGTTTCCCACAATTCATTTCGTAGCGTCTTAATGCTCAGATGCTCGGGCTTTACGACGGGCCCAGTCGGTACGGTTGTAGCCTGAATCGCGTTTTTGTTTGGCGCGTCGACGGGCGGGACTTGCTGCGAGGATAGCCGGGTCGTCTCGGACAACTTTGGTGAGTTCGTAAACCTCTTTTGCTTCTTTCCAGTTTTCACCCCAGCGTAGTTTGAAGTTGGCTTCCCGTTGTTTACGCCGTATTTCTTCGAGCTGTTCCGGGGATCTGGTTTTGCGCCAGACCCGTTTGTATTCGTTGATTCGGTCCGCATTTTCTTTTCTCCATTCACTATATCTTTGAGTCTCTGAAGTCTTGTCCTGCTCATAATATTTTTTCCTATAAGCACTTCTGCACGAACGACACTTAGTATCACCCTTATTTACGTTCTCCGTGGTGAGTTCGCATTTACAAGTACTACAGAGTTTCAAGAGGAAATTACCTTACCATGGCCAAAGCATCGGCGTAATGGTCAGGCTTTAAATCGCGCACAGATTTTTCAGCCCCAAATTTGGCCAAAATATTTCGGGTGAGCTTAAGCGCTTTCTCTGATCCCACCTCTTCGGTTTTGCGTTTCTTGTATGCTTGGAAAGCCGGGATGATGTCATCTTCCATGTCGAGCTTAATGGCTTTGGTCTGGGATTTGGGCTCTTCTTTTGGTTCAGATGTGTCATCAAGATCGAATTTTTCTTCGGGTTCTTTCTTCGCGCGTTTTGGTTTAGCCGGTGCTTCAGTTTTAATCGGAAGCTCAGTGGATTCAGCCGTAGCCGGTTGAGTGGGGGTTATACCACCGAGGGCCGACGTTAGTTGTGCCGCAAGCGATTCGATACTATCGGCCGTGAAACTGATTGTGAATTGCATTTTATTTTTCTCCTTAAAGTTGTGCGTAATAGTTGTAAGCAATGCCATCTTTAGAAACCGCATTACTGTGGTTGATACTAAAAACAATTTCTCCATGAGTGCTTTTATATGCAAAAATTGGAGTGAACTCGTGACTGTGTATTCTCATAGTCTGTAAAATATTGACCGATGTGTCTAACCTAGTAACTGAACTAGTGAGGATATCAATTTCACGCGTGTGCCGAAGTAAAATCCGGCGACGGCTTATGTGGCCATCCACACAATCTAAAATAGACTGGATGGTTTTCAACAGTAAAAAGACTACTAAAAAACAAAATGCGACAACACCCAAATCATAAAAAACGGTATTCATATTTTCTTGCTCGTTTTCTTTGAATGTTTAGTATCCAACACGATCACCAGCGCCCACAATTTATCGAGCGTTTCAGTAATAATTGAAACTCTATTGCTAACTTCAGCAAGTCTGTACTCGACAGCTTCGTGTCGTTTCTTGCGCCTAGCTATTTCTCCACGCAACCAATCGCAAAAAGTGATCGTCCAAACAACACTGGCCATGATTCCGAGACCTGCAAAAGCGCCAAGAAAGATTTGCAAACTTGTATTCATGGACGGTATCCCTTAACAACTTCAAAAAGCTGGCTGTCACTGAGGGCGCCCGTCTCGACCAGCGTTTGAGAGAGCTTCCCAACAAATTCTAAGAGACCCTTAATGGTGCCTTTCATATTTTCCAATTCCCCATTATCACCCCAAGTATTTTCGATTTGTGACTCTACGAAAGCCGCTATATTTTCGTATTCAAATCCATCATCGTTCACAAAAATGCTTTTCATTTTCATATTTTATTTATCGCTTTCTGTTTTTGAAGAATCGTGGTGAGCATAAGTGAATCAAGACTCTCTTTAAACACCAAGTAATTTACGTAAACTGAATCGCGTTGACCAATACGGTGCGCGCGATCGGCCGCTTGCACATTAGCTTCCGGCACCCAATCAAATTCCATGAACACTACGCGTGTGGCCTTGGTTAAATTAAACCCAACGCCGCCGGCTTGGATGTTCAAAATCATGAGCCGACGATTATTGTCCTTTTGGAACGTCTGCGCACGCCTAAATCGCTCGTCCTTATCGACGGAGCCCGTAATGATAAGCGGGTCGGAGTCTTTAAGCTCGGTAGTGAGCCTTGCAATGGCGTCCTTGTGGATGGCAAATAGTAGGACGGATTCGTCGGAGTCAGTGAGAATGTCCCGGACGAATTTTGCCGTAGGTAAAACTTTTTCAAAACCTAAATCCTTTCTGTAAGTGGTGAGATGTTCGTCACCAATAACCTCGCTTAATTCGCTTGGTATGTATTTAGCTAAAACTTTGCGTTCAAGTTCAGCTAGCTCTTTTGGCAGTCTGTGGTCAATAAAAACTATAGATTCGATTTTAGGCGGGAGGTCGCTAAGCACTTCCGCTTTTCGAATTCTGAGCAAGAAATCACGTTTAATACTTTGGCAGAATTCGATGAAGTTAGATCTTCCCGAGAAATCCCAACCAAAGGTACCTTCAAATCCATTACAAAAATACTTTCCGAAGTCCCAGAAATTTCGTCCACCAATAGTTTCGGGTGCGCAGGTTGCAAGTATCGGAAAGAGTTCCATAGGGCGTCCGTTGGGGAGCGGGGAACCGGAAAGGAAGATAGTCCGTGTCGAAAGCGGAAGAATCTTTTGCAAAAGCGATTTAGTGCGCTTAGCGGTTGGAGATTTAAACCTATGCGCTTCGTCCACGATGAGGATAACATTTTTTCCTTTCGAGAAATTTGCAATTTCGCTTAAAACTTCAGCCCGGGTTAAAATAGAATCAGGGACGAGCAATACATCGGGGCCCACTTTACATTCGCCCACGCGCTCAATTACTTGGGCGTGTATGAGCCATTTTTTAAGTTCTAGCTCTACGTTACCAAGCATGAACGGTGGGCAAATGTAGATGGTGGGTAAATTTAATTTATTAATAATGAGCGCTGCGCAAATGGTTTTACCAAGGCCCGGATCAAGAGCAAGATAGGTTCGCTTGCGAGCCAAAGCCCAAGGAAGCGCGCGATTAATTTGGAAATCATACGGCACTAAACCTTCGGGAAATAATTTCTCTGCCGCACTCATTTTCTTTTTCAGCCCTTCGTGATTTTTCTTCTGCTTGAACTTGAGAAGTATCTAAAAAAGATTATGTTGTAAAGCGCACATTGAATATTTTTTTCGTGGCTTTGATTTTCGGGAGGTTAGATGAGTCAATTACAAGAATGGGTCGATGACAATGGGGGCGTTGTTGAAACGGCTAGGATTTTAAAGGTAGACAAACGCACCATCTACTTTTGGTTAGAACGCGGGAATATTCCCCGTACCGCAATCTTACTTAAAATCGCGCAACTCTCGGGTATTAGTATTGATGACCTTGTGCGTGAGTGCGCAGCACTCAGTGCCAAAAGTAGCAGGGCCGGCAAATGCAAATAGATCTAATTGAAATTAAAAACCTTTACGATCTTGGTATGGCAATTCACTGGCTTCGTGAGAAATCTAAGATTCCGCTTTTAGGGGGTTGGACATCGGGCCCACGCTCAACCTGGAAGCAACTGGCTGAAAGCTACAAACCAGGGTTGAACGTGGGCGTTCGTCTGGGCCGGGTGTCAAGAGTTAATGACCAAGGTTTTCTTGCAGTCATTGATTGTGATGTCAAGAGCACGGATCCAAAACACCTAGACCAAATGCTCGCGGCACTCAAAGAGATTTGCCCTTGGTGGGATATATCCCCCGTGGTCAAGTCGGGTCGGGGTAATGGGTCGATGCACGTCTATGTGCTCACCACTGAGCCGGCCCGGGCGGCCAAACTTAAGGTGAGTACTGACGTCGTGGGCGTCCACATGCCATCGGCTAAGCCCTCCAAACGGGATATCGAATGGGTTGAGCCGGAAGCCCTGAAAAAAGGAATGCGCGCGAGACCCGCATGGGAAATTTGTCTTATGGGCGAAGGGCAACAAGTTGTGCTCCCACCATCGATTCACCCCGATTCTGGAAAGCCCTACATTTGGGCTGAAAAATCGGAAAAATCACCCCCCTTACTTTTTGACATCGGGGGCCTATCCGTCACCACAAAAGTTCCGGATAAGCCCAGCGAATTCAAATTTAATGTGGTTGAGAACGTGGATTTAGGACGTTTGGACAAAAAAGCGCAAGAATTAATCGAAACGGGCATTGACTGTGAGGATAGATCCCTTGGCGCCTACCTAGCCGCCATCGCCATGGTTAAGAAAGGCTTTAGCGATGACGAGATTCTAACGGTTCTGACTGATCGGTCATATTTCTTAGGTGATGTGGGGTTTGACCACGCTAAGACCTCAAGCCGTGACCGCGCGGCTTTGTGGATTTCCCGCTATTCACTAGCCAAAGCCAAAATGGAGCATTCACCCGTGACGCAATTTGAAGCTGTTCCACTGCCTCCCCCGCTTGAGGTTAAAGAGCTTGTGCGTAACTGGCAAAACGATCTTGAATACAATGACGCCGGCAAACCTAAGAACACAGTTAAAAACGTGCGTTTGATTTTGGCTAATTCTGTTGAGGGGATGGCAGGGCCCATCATCCAAAACGAATTTTTGGTGCGGGATCTTTACCGCGCTGATACGCCTTGGGGCGGCCGTAAAGGGCGCGAGTTAGCCGATATCGACCTGATTCGTATCAAGCTTTGGGTGGCTGAACATTTTAGATTTGAGCCTTCAACTGACCGAATTAACGAGGCGGTGCTTTCTTTAGCTCACGAGAACTCATTTCACCCGGTTAAGGATTATTTAGAGTCCCTTACTTGGGATGGTGAGTCAAGAATTGAGAATTGGCTTAAAGATTACGCTAATGCCGAGGAGCCCTCTGAATACCTCAAGGCGGTATCAAGGCTTGTTCTTTGTGGCTTGGTGGCGCGTGTGTACCACCCGGGCATCAAATTCGATTACGTGATGATCCTAGAGGGTAAGCAAGGCCTTATGAAATCAACGCTTCTTGAGGCGTTGGCCGGCCGAGAATGGTTCACCGATCAGGAATTCAACATCCACGACAAAGACGCCGTCATGACCATTCAAGGTAAGTGGATTGTGGAACTGGGCGAACTTTCGTCCATGCGAAGAGCTGACTTTGAATCGCTTAAAAGCTTCATCACTCGCACCATTGACCGCATTCGTTTACCTTATGGAAAGAAGATGGGCGATATGCCACGTCAAGGTTTGTTTATTGGTTCAACCAACCAAAGAGAGTACCTAAATGACCCGACCGGAAACCGTCGTTTCCTTCCGGTAAAAATCGGTCAATGCAGGCCTAAAGAATTAGCTAAAGTCAGGGATCAACTTTTCGCTGAAGCTAAGTTTTTATATGACCTTGGCGAGCCGCTTTATTTCACCGATTCAAAGGTCGTGGAACAAGCCTTCGAAGCCCAAACTAAGCGCGAGAAAATTGACCTACTTTTTGACCAGGCTCAGGAGTATTTCGACGAACAAAAAATGCTACCTGAAAAGGACCGAAAATTCGACATTGAATGCTTTACTTTAAGTGAGGTGATGGGGGCCGGTTTTGGGCCGCTCGGAACTTTGACCACTAGTGGAACCGACACCGGACGTGCGGGAACGATTTTGCGAAAATTGGGGTATGAAGTACACCTTTGCCGTCGAAAAGGTAAGCGCGCAAGGTGGTGGATGAGGGGTGTCACACCGGTAGGGGTGTGACACCTGAAAGCGGTGTGACACCTTTTTTGTTAATAATTCTAAAAATTTAAGTACCCGTCACACCCTGTCACACCCCTTTTACTAGAACTATATAATTTGGTTTTTGAAACCGATAGAGGATAGCTAAAAGGGGGAAAAACAGTATATATAGGAAAAGGGGTGGAACGGGGTGTGACGGGTGTGACACCCCCTCTAAAAAATATTATGAAAAAAGCCTCAAAAAAAAGCGAAAAAGCGGCTACCGCCGATGGTGGGATTTCAGCCAAACAAAAGCAGCAATTAAGGTCAGCTATTAGACAAGTTTGGTCGTGGTCAAAAGCACGTAAAATTTGCATAGCACGCGCCACCGGTCCCGACGGTTTTGGGGTGTGCGAAAAATGCATGGAAACAGTGGCCAAACTTTATGCCGATCACATCATACCCTGCGGTGATTTGGACGGGGGCTATTTTGATAGAACTTTTGTTCCGTCAACGGAGCTTCAAGCAATATGCAAACGGTGCCACGACCGCAAAACTAGGCTCGAAAGAAAAGCGCTTGAATCTAAAGTTACGTGAAGGTTTAAAAATGCAGGAGTAACTAGTTACTCCTGCATAATTTATAATGCAGTGCAAGAGTCCACACTAGTGCAGCCCAATTTTAAGCTTCAGCGTCCGGGTTCATAATTAGGTTTTGATGGGACTCAACGATTTTGACCACCACCTCGCGAAATGAGCAATAGTGAATCATGGCGTCGTGAACGACCTCGGTGACGTCCTCGTCGGTTAATTCCCCTTCAGCCAGAATTAGGACCTCAACCTTTATCGCCTTCCACAGCGCCATTAAATCAGTATACGAGGCTTTTAGGCTGTCACCCTAAAAAGGTGGGGAATTTGACACAATTGGATTTTGCCCGCATCCTGAACTCTATGGCAATACTTGAAGTCGTGATCCCAACCCAAGGTGTAGATATTAGGGCCGAGGTGCGAGCTTACCAACTCGCCATGGTGCTCGAAGCCCTTCGGCAAACCGAATGGAACGTGAGCAAAAGTGCCAGCCTTTTGGGGCTTAATCGCACAACGCTTTCCGAAATGATGAAAAAGTTCAAGTTGGTTCGTCCGGACGAGTTTTCTGCTCCTCGAAAAAATTAACCTTAATTTCAACCATTCGCTCTAAGTAACGAACTGCGAGTATGAAAAAAGGTCGCTCGGTTATCGGGTTTAAGTCATTTGGACTTATCTTGTAAATCGATGCGAGAGCGTTTTTGATTAGTTGTTGAGTTTCTTGGCGAGTGTTAATCATATTCTTAGTATATTGCGACGTGTCATTTGTGTCAATGGATAAAAATCGCTCTAAGTATATACGATTATTATGGTTTTAGGTGAAATTAACTCTTGACAATTGCTTTCGATTAGCGCCAATGTTTTGGCGTAACCCGGCATTTTCTGCCGACTCCTGTTACTCTGAAGTTTCTATGATCAATATGAAAATTAGGTGCCAATAAGGTGGCTCGCGTCGTATCTGAGAAATCTAAGGCCAACCTTATTCCTGCGGTGAAAGGTGAAGTGCGTAACCCCGAAGGCGGTCGTTCACATGATCCCGCTAAAAAAGCGCTTAAGAAATTATCCAATGCGTATGTGAAAGAAGTCATCGAGATGGCACTTTTCAAAACGCGAATGGAAATGGAGTTGGTGCAGGCTGATCCCGAAACTCCACTGCTTAAATCGTTGCTGCTCAAAGTAGTGCTCGATGCTGAACGTGCGGGCAATTGGGATCGCCTTAAAGACGTTATGGAGACGTTGCTCGGAAAAATGCCAACGAGAATTGACATCACGAGCGGTGATCAACCTATTGGCGAATCTCCTGAAGATCGTGCATCGCGTGAAAAACGAATTGAAACTTATTTAAAAGCCGCGAGCAAACTTGGTGGGTGAAATCGATTACGTGCAAATGGAGCACGATTTGTATCTACATTTGCTCGATCGAGCGCGCGAGGATGTTTTAGCATTCACTGTTTTTACAAAACCTGATTACGCGATCAATTGGCATCACCGAGAGTTAGCTAAAAAGCTAAATGCGTTCGCGCGCGGCGAGATTCGTTACTTAATGGTGTTTATGCCACCTAGACATGGCAAAAGTGAGCTTGTTTCGCGTCGTTTTCCTGCATTTTTACACGGAATTTATCCAGATGCGGAAATTATGGCCGTGTCCTACCTCGATTCACTTGCCGGTGACATGACAGTCGATGTGCAAAACATCATTGATTCAAAGGAGTACCGTGCCATTTTTCCTGATACCCGAATCTTTCCTCCCGGAACAAGTTACGCAAAAGGAACACGAAATTCGACGGAGCACCATATTGTCGGCCGCAGAGGCAAATATCGTGGCCAGGGCGTTGGTGGCTCATTTACCGGTAAAGGGGCTAATTTCATTATCATTGACGACCCAATCAAAGGACGGGAAGTGGCAGATTCAGAGACTTTTCGCGAACGACTCTGGAACTTTTACAATAACGACTTGTTTTCTCGACTTGAAACCAACTTAGAAACCGGGCGCAAAGGCCAAGTGCTCATTACGCAAACGCGTTGGCACGAAGATGATTTGAGCGGACGGCTACTTGAGCTGCAAAAGAAAGATCCGCATGCCGTGCAGTGGGAGATTATCAATTATCCGGCGCTGCGTGTGGATAACGATACAGAATCAGACCCGCGAAGAATTGGTGAACCGTTATGGCCTGAGAAATACGATGTCGCACATTTAGACCAAATCAAGGCTACGATTGGCGCGCGTGCATGGGGCTCACTTTACCAGCAAAACCCCGTACCCGATGGCGGAACGATCTTTAAAGACTATATGTTTGAGGTTTGCGATATGCCGCAAGACTTCGATTGGTCGTTTTGTATTGGTGACACTTCTTATAAAGAAAAACAAGAAAACGATTTCACGGTATTCACTATCTTCGGTGTGATCGGCGATTCGCTATTCGTGCGAGATGTGTGGATGAAACAAATTAAAGCTGTCGATGTAGAAGAACCCGTCACGCGTTTCATAACGGGCTATACGGGTTACGGATTTCGTGGCACTTATATTGAGCCCAAGGGACACGGTATTTACCTTAATCAAAAGCTTGCTACCAAAAATTTGGCGATCCCCTCTGAGTCAGATCTTATGGAGTTTTTCAAAGATCGACGTTTTGATAAATCTCAACGCGCCAACAACGTGGTACCAAACCTAGGCAACCGAAAAGTTTACGTTAATCGGTTAATTGGCAATAAAGAAGAACTCATCAACCAATGCTTGGGCTTCCCAAAAGTGAAGCATGACGATTTTGTTGATACACTAATAGACGGCCTCAAAATGGTGTACTCACGACAACTTTCAATTATTGACGTAATGTAAAGGGACACATGGGAAAAATGAAAAAAAGCAAAACTCCGATAAAGAACGTTGTTAAACCTCATGTTTCTATTATCCCCAAAGAGATTCAAGCTGAAGCGGCTAATATGCTTAGGAATGGACTCACTGAAAGCTTGCTTGGATTTAACCCCGGCTCCATCGGGACTGAGCTAAACCAAGTCGATACGCTTTTTAAAAATAACCGCTGGTACTTTATTTCGAATATGCAACAGCTCGTTTCTCAGGTTTATCCCGAGCATGGCCTCATTCAAACGATTGTCGATGTGCCAGTTGATGACGCCTTACGCGGCGGTATCGATATAAAAACTAAATTACTTGAAGAAGATGATATTGAGCTTCTGCAAACCACTATGGAGCGCGAAGATGATCTAAATATCGCGGGCCAATCGGGAAAATGGAACAGACTTTTCGGTGGTGCGGGCATTATCATTTTAGATGGCAATGATTCAGAGCAGCCGTTTAAAGTTGAAGACGTTAATGAGGGCGACCCGCTTGAATTTAAAGCTGTCGACATGTGGGAGCTTTTTCACGATAAACAAAATACCGAAGGCTTCACGCTTGATACTGCAGGTAACGAATTCGAGTTTTTTAATTATTACGGTAAAAAACTTCACAAATCACGAGTCCTTTTGCTCAAGGGGTTAACTGCGCCGAGCTTTGTGCGCCCGCGCTTGCGTGGTTGGGGTTTATCGGTACTTGAGCCGTTGGTTAATTCGATTAACCAATACTTAAAGGCCAATAACTTAAGCTTTGAAGTGCTTGACGAATTTAAGCTCGACATTTTCAAAATCAAAAATCTCACCTCGAGCATGCTCACTCCCGGTGCCGGGGCTAAACTCCAAGAGCGTGTAATGACGGCTAATCGTCAGAAAAACTATCTCAACGCTCTCACCATGGATTCCGAAGACGATTACATGCAAAAACAGCTTTCTTTTACCGGATTAGCTGAAACGATGGCGCAAATCCGCATGCAAGTGGCAAGTGACATGCGTATGCCGTTATCCAAACTCTTTGGTATTTCAGCTACGGGATTTAATTCAGGCGAAGACGATATCGAAGTTTATAACTCGATGATTGAGTCTCAGGTTAGGGCTAAACTCAAGTTTCACATTCTTAAGATGGTTCAGCTTCGCTGCAAACAACTCTTTGGTGAAGTGCCCGAAGATTTATCAATTTCGTTTAAACCACTTCGAATTTTATCGGCCGAACAAGAAGAGAACGTAAAGACGGCCAAATTTGCGCGCTTGCTTCAAAACTATCAAGCCGGCATGATGACTTCAAAGGAATATAAAGAAGCCTGCAACCGTGATGATTTGTTGCCGGTTCAGCTTGATACATCAATTGACGTTATTGAATCTGAGCCCATGAATGATTCCGGTCAACCAGGCGCGGATAAAGAAGACAACGAGCAAGCGGGCACTGATTCAGAGACCGCGCCTTCGAAAGTACCCGTTCCATCTAAGGTTGCAAAAACTGCCCCCGAGGTAAAAAATTCACTCGAATTTGATAAAGCAAGTTACGAAGCCGAAGGCGGCGATGATCTTTATGGTGACGGAAAAGAGTACACCATGAGCAATCCGCGTCAGCTTGATGTTGCTTTATGGGCAAAAGCCACTGAAGCGTCACAAAAGGCGTATGGAAAACTTAATTGGAAATTTCGTGCCTGGTACTATCGCAGAAACGGCGGTGTTTTTTGAGAAATCATGGAATGACTGAAACCCGCACGTATCGGTGCTGGCAGTCTATGATTAAACGCTGCCATAGTTCATACAAACAGCCATGCCAGAAAGACTATGCCGATAAGGGTATAGCGGTCTGTGAGCGTTGGCGAGATTTTAGAAATTTCTTTTGCGACATGGGGTTGGCGCCCACTGAGACTCATCAAATTGACCGGATAGATTCTTTGGGTGATTACGAACCCGGCAATTGCCGTTGGGTTACGCCGTCTGAAAATTCACTGAATCGAAAATCCACACGTTGGATTACGTACGATGGCCGGACACTCGCCATGTCCCATTGGGCTAATGAATTAGGAATGAGCATTCGCACTTTGAAAGCGCGAATCGATTACATGAAATGGCCGCTCGAAAGAGCGCTAACAGAAAGGGTTAATTAATATGGTTACTTGGCAGCCGGGCGTTACGCTCGAAAAAATGGAACAACAAGTTATTGAAAACGCGATGGTGTTTTACCGCCAAAACAAAACCCATGCCGCTGAAGGTCTTGGGATTGCAATTAGGACTTTGGATAGTAAACTGGAGCAATATGCAAGTGACCGAGCCAACAAGCCAAAACCAAAGCCTCCCGTCACTCAAGCCGACGTTAAAAACCTCCTCAAACCTTGCGGAGTCGACGGAGCAAATACCGTTAGCCCTTTCACCGGAAAGAAAGCTAGCGGAACCATCTCCGGTGCACAAAAAGTTGAATACGTTAACCCCCTTGCCCCCAAAGGGCTCTTGGATTGCAACCCTCCCAGCCCCTTCAAGCGACCGGATGCCCAAGCCGGGGTATCAGTGGAATCCGCTGACGAATTATCCGAGAAACAATCCGTGTCCATGCAAGAGCGGAAAAAAGTACAAAAAGTGTTGTCTAGATAAAATGCCCCGCATCATCACAACTGAAGTTTACGAAGGACTGAAAGGACTTAAAAACTCATGAGATATTTTATTATTGCCCTATTTACGGCCTTCGCCTCGTTAGCTTTTGCACTTGATTCGGGTATTTCGAATCGAATTGTTTATGCTAGCACCCCGGTCACAACGGCTAGTTGGGTTGAGGTTATTCACTCACTTACCAATCCCGTAGGTAGGATCACCGTATTTGATTCAAGCGGCCAAACGTTGCAACTGGGTCTGGGTACTTCGGGCAATGAAGTCCAAATGCTTATTATCCCACCCGGTGGTGGCGATTTTCCCTTGACCATTTCAGCCGGCAGCCGAGTTAGTATTCGCGCGGTGAGCGCTTCAGCTACTAGCGGCGAAAACGATATCAACTTTTTCTTTAGATAGGAGCCTCCATGCAAAAGATTTACGGCGCACTTGTTGCGCTGTTCTTAGTTAATTCAGCGTTAGCCGCTCCTCCGATTATTTGGGGGCCTGGTCATGCCACGCTTCTTCAAAATTCTCTATGCCTTTTGGATGGGGTTACGTGTTTTTCTACTGGCGGAGGCTCAGGTACGGTATCGAGCGTATCGCTTACCCCGCCAGTAGGTTACTCGGTTAGCGGAAGTCCCGTTACCACAACGGGCACTTTAGCCCTTGCGCTTAAACCCACTCAAGTTATCTCAGCTTCGGCTATCGACTGGTCCACGGGCAACGTATTCAGTAAATCGATTGGATCGACGAACACCACGTTCACTTGGTCAAACATGACTGACGGTCAAACGATCATCATTGAAATTACGTCTACCAGTGGCAATTGGACGTTTCCGACAACAAACGTTAAATGGCCAAGTCCCGGAATCCCGACTCACACTAGCAACGGCGTAGATATTATTACGTGCACGCAAATCGGTTCAACTAACATTAGGTGTGCTGCAACGCAGGCGTTCCAATAATGAAGTTTTTAAAGAAATTAGGGTTATCGCTTTTATTAGCCGGTGTTGTTCAGGCACCTATTGCGCAATACGCGCAAGCCTGGCAATTCCCGATTTCCTTTTTTCAACCGCCCCCATTTCCAAATGGTCATAACGGTTCTTTTGTTCTAAATGGTTTTTCATCTGCCGTATTAGCCGCTGGATCAATTAAAGATTATTCGTCCTTTACCATTACCGATCACAGCACGCTATATATTACGGGCAACGGATGGGCAATTATTGGAGTTTCGGGGAACTTCACCGTTGATGCGACTTCCAGTATTATTATTCAGAGTACGGGGCCCGATGGAACTTACACGGCGAAAACTCCCGATGGGCATGCACTTTCTTATACCGTAGTATCAACCCCCGGTGGCGCAGGCGGAGATTTCCCAGATGAAGCAACCACGGGTGGCATCCAAGTCGGTGGTAATGGCGGCGGTGGCGCGGGCTTTAACAACGGC